GACGAGTCCATGATGCTGATTTACGACCAACTCTACATCCGCAACTGCAACGCCATCGTGTTTGGCGAGAAGATGGCGGAGAAGTGCAAGGGGCAGAACTTCTACGCCTTCATCATCGACATGCACGGCGGCCGGCTGCGTGAGATCGGGTCCGGCCGGCTCCCGGTGGAACTGTACACGGAGCAACTCAAGGCTCAGGGGGTGGCCAGCGAGACGACGGGCCACAGTTTTATCGCCGGCTGCGATGACGTTCAGGCCCGCATGTCGGCCGTCCGGAACTACCTCCACATCAAGCCGGACGGGCGTCCCTCCCTGCGGGTTTTACGGAGCGCCGTGCCCGATTTGGAGCGGGAATTGAGGCGGTACAAGCACAAAACCCAGTTAGTCGGGGGAACCTACGTGGTGACGGACCAGCCCAACACGCGGGGGGAGGTCCATGCCTGTCAATGTCTGGAGTACCTGTGTGCCTATCGACCTCGTTGGCACAAGCCTAAAGTCGATGTTGGCCCGGAGCCATGGTACGTCGAGTGGGTGCGGAAGCGGAATAAACGCCGGGCCGCCGAATCCGCCGACTTCGTATTTCTTGGTCCCCAGACAGGAGCAAAGCATGCCGACGGAAACGGACTCTTTTAGCCCCCCGAAGGTTCAGGTGGGCGACAGCGTGTACTGGTATCACGACCCGCTCAACTGCGCCGAGCCGACGCTTGGGTGGATCGTGGAGCGTCCGGGCATCCTCACCGTGTCCATCCTGACGTTCAACCCGAACACCGGTTTTCTGGAGCGTCCGTCCGTCCGCCACAAGGACGATCCGGGCCTTCAGGAGCATTCGGAGTGGCGGCAGTGGGGCTGCTGGGAGTTCACGCCGCAGACGGCTCAACTCCGCAAGATGGACTCGCTGGTGTCGCAGATCGCCTCCCTGACGGAACAGGTCGCCCTCGCAAGGAAGCACAACGGTGGAACCCAAAACCGGTGAGGATGCACTGCGCTCTCTGGCGCAGGGCTGGCTCAAGAAGATCGAACTGTCGCTGAAGCACAAGCGCCCGTTTACGGACGACGGGCGTGAGGCGCTGGCGTTCTTCGACGGCCCCCACAACTGGTTCTGGAACGACCGCTACGCAAAGCACGAGTACGGCTACAACCGGGCGATTGCCCCGCCGGCCATCCGGATGCAGGTCAACCGGGTGTTTGAGGCCGTGAAGTTGTTTGGCAGCGTCATCTATCACCGCAACCCTGTGCGGACGGTGACGCCGGCCAAGTACCCGTTCGTGACGCCGGAGGTTGTCGGCGTGATGGATGACCAGTCCATGATGGCCTACCAAGCGACGGCTCAGGAGACGATCCGCCTGAGCGAAGTCCGCAAGGTGGCCGCCCTGCTCATGGAGCGGTACTTGAACTACACGCCGACCGAACTTGACCTCAAGACCCACAGTCGGCGGGTGGTGGACGAAGCGATCATCAAGGGCATGGGGGTGTGGTGGACGGAGTTGGTGACTCTGCCGGGCTCCAACATCGGCGTGATCGGATCGTTCGCGGACAGCGTGGACAACTTCACGATGGACCCCGACGCCACCGAGATCGAGGACATCACGTGGTGTGCCCGTCGTTGCACGCACCCGATTGACGTTGTGGCCCGCCAGTACGGGCTGGACCGCGAACAGTTGCAGGGGCATCTGGACGGTGCCAAGCCGTCTGAAGCGGGCACGGACGTGTACACCGACGAGGAGGCCCAGTACAAGGGCCGCCGGGCCGGCAAGTCGAACGAACTGGTCACGTACTGGAAGATTTGGAGCAAGACCGGTCTGGGCGACCGTCTGAAGGACACGCCGAAGGAGTTGGTGGGGTCGTTCGATGCGGTGGGCGACAACTGCTACATCGTCGTCTGCGAGGGCATCCCGTACCCGCTAAACATGCCGCCGTCGCTCTTGGAGGAGCCGGTGGATGAGGGGGCGGGTGTGCCTCCGTCCATGTTCCGGGCGGTCCAGTGGCCGATTCCGTTCTGGGCAGAGGCGAATGGATGGCCGTTCGTGGCCCTCGACTTCCACCGCAAGCCGGGCTACCTGTGGCCGATCAGCCACATCAAGCCGGGCATCGGGGAACTCCGGTTCCTGAACTTCGCCATGTCGTTCATCGCCCAGCGTGTGGCCACCAGTTGCGAGACGCTGCTGGGAGTAAGCAAAGCGGCGGACCAAGACATCAAGGATCAAATCCTGTCGCAGTCCGAGCGTGGGTTCAAGGTTGTGGAGATTTCCGAGACGCTTGGCCGCAGCGTTGGCGACCTCATCTCCGTCTTCCAGTTGCCGGAGGTGTCGCCGGAATTGTGGAAGGTCGTGCAGGCTGTGGCGGAGCAGTTCGACAAAAGAGTCGGCCTCACCGAACTGGCCTACGCCATGACCTCCAGCCAGATACGCAGTGCCACAGAGGCCAGCGTGAAGGCGGAGCAACTGAGCGTGCGCCCGGACGACATGGCGAACCGGTTGGAAGACGCGATGAGCCTGCTGGCCCGCCGTGAAGCGATGGCGGCCCGCTGGCTGCTGCGTCCGGAGGACGTGGAGTCTGTGGTGGGTCCGCTGGGTGCGGCGGCGTGGGCCCAGCACGTGTCCAGCATGGAGCCATCGACGGTGGCCCGTGAGTTTGAGTATCGGATCGAGGCCGGGTCGGCCCGGAAGCCCAACAAGGCGACCCGCGTCGAGCAGATGCAGGCGGCCCTCCAGACGCTTGGCCCGATCCTTCAGGGGCTCGTCCCGATGGGCGTGGTGGACCCGCTGAACGCCCTCATTACCGACTGGGCGGAGAGCCTCGACATCGACGCCAAGCCGTATCTCCTGCCTCCTCCACCGCCCCCTCCCCAGCCGGCCGGTCCTCCTCCGGGTCCGCCTGCTGGCCCGGAGGGGGCTGGTGGTGGTGGTCAGGAGCCGCCCCCCGAGATGCCGCCATCTCAGCCTGAAGGGCCGCCGCCGCAGGTGCCGCCCGAGATGCAGCCGTAGAAGGACACAAAGAAGTAGTGCCATGAGCAAAATCAGCCTTCCCCCCGAGATTGCCACTGCGTCAGAGGACGTGCGGGCCCACTACGTCCGCATGGTCGAGGCTGGGCAGACTGAGCAGTTTGCGGCCATGTGTGCCCTTCAGCAGCCGCCCGGCACGCGGGGGACCGACCGGGCGTTTATGGAGGGCCGGCTGGCCGGCGAGTGGCTCAACCGCATCCCCAAGAAGCAGGCGGCGTGGCTGATCCAGCAGGCCCGTGCGGCCGGGATCAACACGTCCGGCAAGTTCTACATGGGCGGCATCGCGGACAAGCGTGGGCATCTGGACCCGGAGGCGTGGGTGGACAGTGCCGGCGACGTGTTGCGGGTGGCCAAAAAGCGGGACTTGGAGGTGCATGGCATCGTGGACTACGTGCCTCCGCAGAAGGGCCCGCCGAAGGAAGTGGACATCAACCCCCGCATCCTGCGTGAGCATGTGCGTGAGGAGATGCGGCGGAACCCCAAACTGAAGCGTGGCGAGGCGGTGGAGAAGGTGAAGGACCGGATCGTGCCCCACTGGAAAAGGAAGAAGAAGTAATGCCCAACAAGATCGAGCGGCTCAATTCGGTCGCCGGCCCGTTCACGGCCACTAACTCGGCCAGTACCAGCCCGAAGATTCCCTTTGGTGCTGCGGCTGGCGGCATCATCGTCGTGGACGCCGTGTCCAGTGCGACGACCATCACGTGGCACGTGGCCTTCGGGCCTGAGTTGACCCCCGTGCCCGTCAACGCCGACGGGGCGGGCGTGACGACCACCATCGCGGCCAACCAAGCCTACGTCCTGCCGGACGCCTTGTTTGGGGCCCCGTACATCGTGGCCGTCGTCAATGCCGGCACGGCGACGTTCCGCATCAGCGTCAAGGGCTGATTCATGTACTACGCTGCGCAAGACGTGATGGAGTATTTGATGAACTCCGTCGGCGGCGGAGCGCAGGACAGCGAGCATCGGCTGTTGCGGGCGGCTGCGCACCATGCGTACCGCGACGTGGCCAATGCCCGAGACTGGAACTGGCACATCGCCACCGGAACGCTGACGACGCCCGACGCCGGCACTGGGCCGGGCGTGAGTTATACGCTGCCGGCAAACGTCCGGAACGTGGACGGACTAATCCCGCCATCCACGTCGTCGTGGGGCGTGTCATACGTCAGCCCGACTGAATGGACTCGGGTCAACATCCGCATCCCGGAACTCAACGCACCGCTCCTCTGGACGGTGATGAAGCATCCTGAGAAATACGACCGCTGGGTGCTGAAGATCGCTGGCGACCCGGACGCCACGCTGACCTTCACCTACACCTACCGCCGCAAGCCGATGCCGCTGCGGTACATGGGTTATGAGACTGCCTGCCGCAACGGCTCGCTGAGCGAGACGGGCATGGTGCGGCGATACGGCACGGCGACGGCGTTCCCGGAGGGGCCGTCGGGGATCAACCCGTACACGGCGGAGGAGATCGTCGGCGTGGCGGGAAGTCTGGTAGGCACACCGCCGGCCAACGCCAAGACGGTGGTGTCCGACTACGTTGACGCCAGCGACGGCATGTTTTCAGCCATCCTGAGCGGGGCAGAGGTGTGGGCCGCCAAGATGCTGGGCAAGAACGTCGAGGGGGCGATGGCGGTCCATGCCCGTGACATGCGGATGGCGTTTGAGGCCGACAGCGTGGCTCCGGTCAGCGGCCGTCGCGATGGCGGCGCGATCGACGGGCCTCGTGCATTGGGGTACTACTCGCCCTCCGGGCCAGACACGGGGGTATAGGAATGGCTCATGGCAAGTGGGCTGGGCTCATTACGAACGCCAGCCCGTACGTGGTCCCTCCGGGCGCTGCCGTCGAGCAGACGAACCTGACGACCATCGTTCCGGGCCAACTCACGACTCGCGGGGGCATGCGGCCTGTGGCAACGTCGCCGGCCGCACCAGAGACTCGTGATTTCTACCCGTACGTCACCAGCACGTCTGTCACGCTGCTGGCTATGAACAGCACGGGCGACATCGTGGCTCTGGCGACCCCAGCGTACGGAGCGGCCACAGGGGCTCCGCTCATTGTGTCGCTCACCCCGTCGGCCGGGCAGGTGCAGAGCAACTACACGGGCGGCTTCTACGACTACGAACAGGAGCCGCCGTCGTGACCGTCATCGCCACAGGCATGTCAGCGACACGTCCGTTCTCCTGCGCTCAAGGGCGGTACGGAGAACTCATCATTGCGCAGGGCAGCGGGCTCCAGCCGAAGCGGTGGAAGGGGTCTGGTTCCTGCACAAACGCAGGGATCGTGGCTCCGGCCGCCTCCCCCGCCATCACGCTGGATACTACCAAGCGGTACTACGTGGCCCGCGTGGACGTGTACAAGCCGGGAGCGGTCTACAACGCCCCGCCGCCCGTGACGTTCCAGACGCTCGCAGCACAGGGCTTGGACCTGCGTGAGGCGAAGGCCGCCGCGTACCTCAATCAGTCTGTTGTGTCGGAGGTGCTGGTCAAGGACGGCGGCAAGAACTACACCGAGCCGCCGTCTGTGGTGCTTGGCAACACGCACGGCAAGGACGCTGTCCTGACGCCCATTCTGGACGGCACTCCGCCCCCGCCTGACGCCATCACGCACTACGACATCATTCAGGGGCCGCCGTACGACGACGAGACAGACTATCCGCCTCTGTATCGGACCCAATGGAATGCGTGGGGCGGAGTGGACATACCGCTCGTCAATGGCTCGTCGTCCATCAACCGGACGGTGTGGGTCTACCACAATGCCTGCGGATTGGGGCCGGGCAGTCTTCAGAGTTACTACCAACTCAACCTGTCCATGCCCTACACGATCAGTGGGGCGACCGGCACTGGTGCTATTGCACGGGTCAACTTCTATGGCCAGACGCTAGTCGAGGCCATCTGCTCCGTCCCGCCGCCGATCAGCACGGTGTTTGTGACTGTGGCAGGGTCGTGGCTCGTGCGTTCCGTGACCGCAAAGGTGGCTGGGACAGGCTACTCAACGACCGGTGCCGTGACCATCACGATCAAGCCTGTCCAGACGCTCGACACCACCACAGGCACCATCACCGGGACCGTGCCGACGACCAAAGACCTCATCATCGAGGGGTATCCGCCGGGCCACTCCAAGAACACCTCTACGCCGCGATTCGCCATCAAGGAAATCCAGATCACCAACAAGGGTTCTGGGTACGTCGTGGCTCCGGACATCCAGATCACCTCGCCGTCCGGCTTTGGGGCGTATGCCACCTGCACGGTCGAGAAGGGCGAGATCAAGACGGTCACGCTGGAGTCCGGCGGTGGGGGCTACAAACTGCCGCCCACCGTGACGGCCGTGTCCGGCGGGGCAGAGGCGTTTGCGGTCGCCCGTCCGCACCTTCGCGGCAAGTACCAGTGCTACTACCGGTACGTGGACAACACGACTGAGGCCAATGGCGGCCCGATCCCCAGCAACCTGTCGCCTGTGTTTGAGGCGGATGCTGGCGATGGGGCCAAGTCCATGTCGTGGACTGTCGCCGCTCCGGCCCCGACAGACGGCCGTTCGCTCTCCGTCGAACTGTGGCGGTCCACCAGCAATCAAGCGTTGATGCTCTACCGGGTGACGACTCTCACGTCGTACCTGTCTCCGTACGTGGACTCCCTGACCGACGAGGAACTGCGTGACCCGGATCGGGCCGGGTACGCCGCCATGCCCATTGTCCTTCCAAACGGCGACCTGAACGCCATGCGGTTCACGCCTCCGCCGTCAAACAAGGCTGTGGTCGTGCGGTTTCAGGACCGCTTCTGGTACGGCGTGGACACCAGCGGGAGCGAGCCGAACTCCATCTACTTCTCCGAAGTGGACGAGCCGGAAAGCGTGCCGGACATCAACGAGTTGGTGTTGCAGCAGAACACCCGCGACGGGGACGCTATCACGGCCCTTGTGCCGTTTGGGTCCATGCTGCTCGCCATGCAGTCTCGTCATGCGTTCACGATCTCTTTCTCCAAGCACCCGCTGCGAGACTCGCAGGTTGCCCCGCTGGCACATCGTGGGTGCATGGGGCAGCGATGCTGGGACATTCACGGAGGCGTCTGCTACGCCCTCGATCAGTACGGCCTGTACTCGCTGTCGGGGCAGGGCGAGGCCAAAGACCTGTCAGAGCCCATAAACAACCTGTTCCGCACGCAGGTGGACACGGCCAACACCAAGTGGAACTTCGTGACGGTGGACGCCAAGACGCGAGTCGTGCGGGCGTTCGTGTCATTCGTGCGAGACGGGTCGGACGGGTATCCGACGCGAGCCCTGTGCTTTTCCATCGACTCTGGGGCGTGGTGGATGGAGCGGTATCCGCACCGCATTTCGGCCGGCGTCAGCGTGCCCATGTCCAACGGCGACTACCGGGCGGTCTACGGGGCTGCGGGAGGCATGTACCTGCTGGACGAGGGCCGGTCAGACGCGGCTCGCGGGGCTATCACTTCCGTCACCGTGACCAACAAGGGGGCCGGGTACAAGAACCCGCCGGCCGTGACCGTTTCTGGCGGCGTGGGCGGCGAGTTGCAGGCGGCCATCGGGGCGGACGGAAAGGTGAGCGGCGTCTGGATTCTCAATCCGGGCTACGGCTACACGTCCGGGACGCTGACGCTCTCTGCACCTGACGATCCGGACTGTGCGGCTCCCGTGCAGGCGACCGCCACGTTCACGGCGACTGCCGCAGGGTCCGACACGGCGATTGCCCCCGTCTACCGCTACAAGTCCGGCAACCGGGCGTTCCCGACAGACATGACGGCCAAGCAGGGCGGCAGCGGCGAGGCGAGGGATATTGCTGTGACGTACAAGCCGCAGCCGGCGGCGTGCGACTTGGCGGCCCGGCTCTACTACAACAACAGCCCGCACCCTCGCCCGAACGTGGTCAACAGGAATCGTGGCGTTGGCATGGTGTCCCGCACTGTGGACGGTGCCTCGCGCCTGAATATGGGTGCGGCGTCCATGCGGAACGGAGTGGCGAAGGCTTTGCTGGCCAGCCGGACCATGGACGACATCCAGTCCGGCGACCGGTACGTGGCGGTCGAGTTGCTGGGCGCTCAGGTGACTGCCGAGCCGGTGGTGATCTACGCACTGGACGTGTACGGAACCAGTAACGAGGGGGCGTGACGCATGGCCGGGTTCTCCGAGCAGCGTGCCGCCATCCTTGACGCCCTCGTCGGGGCCGGTCTTGGCATGGACGCGGCCACCAAGATTGCCAACGTCTTGGGCAACAGCATTCAGGAGATGCGGCATGACGGGCCGGTCGAGATCGACTCGACGCCGCCGGGCTTGAGGCAAGTCAGCGCCGCCGAGCGGAAGGTGCGGTTCACCAACCTAGACGTGCGGCTCAACGACCCAGACCATCGGCAGCAGCGGGTGGCGTCGTCAGAGGAGCGCAGGGAGAAGGAGCCGGACCCGAACGTCACGGTTGTGGTCCCGCCGCAGCAGACGGACGCCAACTTCCGGGTCGCCAGTGGATCGCTGACGGAGATCGCTGGCGACGGGCAGGCCGCAGCCGTCAACGTGCGGAACGTGGTGGCTGGCCGCCCCCCAGCCGGCCTGCCGATCACGATGCTCGACAGCCAAGCCAACCAACTGGTCGGCAAGGAGCCGCAGGCCAGAGTCCTGCACAACGACGGCACGGCCCGCATGGACCTGCGGGAAACAGGCCGTGACGTGACGTGGACCCTCCAGATGCTCAATCGGGAGGAGTACGACGTTGTGACCGACGTGGAGTACCTGCCGGGCAAGGGGCTCCGCATCACGTACGAACGCATCAAGGCATGGAACGAGAACAAGGAACGAGTGGAGACGATCCCGACCGTCAAGCAGGACGTTGTCAGCGACATCATCGAGGACAAGAACGGGCTGCGTGCGAAGCGGCGAACGGTGCAGGTGTTTGAGTCCACCGGCCAGTTCACGTCGTTCTTCAACACGTTTCGGATTGGGAAGTTCACTGGCGAGTGGCTGGTAGGCGCCACTAAGAGCGTCAAGCAGGTCTGGCCAGAGACGGCCGTCGGGCAGACCGTCAACACGCAGGTTATGAATCTCACGCACAACGTGGCCAACTCGACAGATTCCGGCGGGGCGACGATAGAGCGATACGTGCTGTACGCCATTCGCTCAGAGGACAAGAACAGCACCGCAGACGCAGGCGCTTACGATCAAGACCCGATCACGAAAGACCAGCCAAAGAAGTTCACGGCACTGGGCGAGCCGTATGAGCAAGTGGATGCTCCAAAAGCGGTGTACTACGCCATCTCAATCGAGCCGTCGATGGACTGCGATGCGTTCAGCAGCCTTGACCCAAAGCGCGTACACAATTTGTCCGGCTATAACCCCGACATCCAAAGCGCTCTGGTGTACGAACCTCCCGGCTCTGGGGCGCCTGTTGGAACAAAAGCATGCCTCAAGTGGGCCGCCTGCCAGATACCGGTCATAACGGGTGTGGTGGAAACCGCCTCCGGCTTGCAGTTCACACGCCAAATGGTGAACGTCATTCGCTGTGAGCCGCTGTCTGCAACGACTGTTGCGACGGCGACCCAGACGGTGCTGACGGGTGCGACCGAAACCAGCACGGCCCTCGTGTTCTCGCGTGCGAGCCTCAAGGTTCTCGGCACGACGCCGATTGCCGACATCGGCATCCCAATAGCCGACTGCCCAACGTAGGACTTTCGCATGTCTCTGTACCGTTATGCCGGAAAACTGCTCCGCCTTGCGAGCGGGGCGTTGGCAAAGGCGTGCTGCTGCGTCAAGGAATACTGGTGCGTGCCGAACGGCCTGTACTGCGACATGCTCACGTACACGTGCCTCCAGTCCCCGCAGGCGTCTCCTGACAAGTTTGGGCCATACGAGGAAAACACGTGCAACTACGAGTGTCCCGGCCCGGAGGAGTGCTGGCCTCCCGTACCGTATTACTGCTGCTACTACTCTCTGGACGAATACGGCCAGCCTGTTGGCGGCACATACTGCCAGTCCGGCCAATGCCCGTCAGAGGCCCTGACGGCGAGCGGCCCGCACCGGACGGCAGCAGAGTGCGCGGACAAGTGCCGGCCCCATGCGTGCGTGCCTACGGCATGCCCGCCCTGTAGTGTTTTGGACACCAACGGAACAGCGAGGTGCGTTCCGGCCGAAGGAGGCCAGTACCTCACGGCCGCTAAATGCCGAGAGTCGTGCGGCTGCAACAAGAAATGCACGTTGGTTTCGTGCGATGCGGACAAGGGGTTCTGGCGGTACGGCACTGAGCCATACGGGTTCTGCACAAAGCGGTTCAACGGCGGCGCCGGAGTTGACCCGCCGTATGTAGTCAATGGCGGCGCTACGCCGGCAGGCGGAAGTTCGTATGTATTCTGGACAGACTACGAGCGCAACAAGCCACTTTGCGTGTCGTACATCAGTTTTGGCGGCAAGCCGATCCGTGTCCAGATCACGGCGCCGAGACAGGCGTGCGAAACCTATGACGGCAATACCGCCGAGACTATCAAGCGGGACTCCGGCTGGCGTGGCCTTGCTGGATGCGACTGCCCGTCAAGCCGGCCTTCTGGGCCTCTCGTTGGCGCCCCAAAAGGGACGCTCAGGTGGAACACTAAGCAGGCCAACGTCGGCTGGTTCCACGTCCGAGTGTTCTCCCCATGCGCCGGCTCGTCGTGGAGGATCAGCGTGGGCTGCGATTGCCCAACAATCCCGGAGGAGCCATGCTGCGATTGTTCGCAGTGCGCCATTTCGTGGAATGTGACAGACGACGACAGAGT